GTAGGGCAAAGAATGAGAAGTCTATACGACAAGCTTATTTAAAAGGTGCTCTCAAACTTCACCCAAACAAGGGTGGTGATGCCGAATTATTCAAAAATTTCAAAGCTAAATACATTCTTAAAAAAGGGTATATCAAAACAACTTAAGCGTTTAAAGGGGTAGATTCACTCTTTAATAAAGTATAATGAGAAAGATATACACATATGATTTTTTTATTCTCTGTCTAGAACGAGATAGTGCAACACTAGACCAGAGCAAAGAACTTCCTACAGACTTTACCAAAGCAAGTTGTCCATATATATGTAAATGTGGACGACCTCATTCTAAAAGACTGGGTCGTATTAACAAAGAGGGAGCCCTGTGTAAAGAGTGTAACGGTTCTAAAAAGTTGCATGACATATTCGCATTAAAACGTCTATGTATTGAAAGGGGTATTGAATTGATAAACCCACCAAATCAAGTGACTGGTGAAACAAATCTTAAAGGTTATTGTATGAATACAAATTGTGGGAATGTATGGGAAAAATCTTTTAGATGCTTAGATGAGCACGGTGGTGCTTATTGTCATATATGTACTCGCGTTAATAGAGCAAATGAACATCATGCTTCTACAACATCTGAAACAACAAAAAGATGTAGCGAATGTAAAACATTCAAACATAACGAGCGTTTCAACAATGATAATCGCACGTGGGACAGCCTCTCTGTGTGTTGCAAAGATTGTAGAAAAATACGTCAAGAATCTCTAAAAACACAGGGATACTATAGAGATTATCACAGAGAACGAAGGAAAGTCGATGAAAACTTTGCTATGGCAGCATTACTGAGATCGCGGTTAAGAACTACCACCAGGGGTGGAACATGCCCTGAAAAGACTATGGAGCTCGTAGGTGTTTCAGAATGGAAACATGTTAAGGAATATCTTAAATTAAAAAGAATTTCACATGACCCATCATACATGGATATGGACATAGACCATATTATTTGTTGCAAAGCTTTTGATTTTACAATACGAGAACATCGGATAGCTTGTTTTCACTTTACAAATCTTCAATACTTACCACCGGGTGAAAACCAGAACTTGAAGAAAGCTAAATTACCCCCAAATTTCGATTTCGATACGTGGTTAGCAAAGCAACTCATGCAAATAGCACGCATAGAAAACGAGAAATTATCTTGGGAAGATGTATTACAACTTCAAAAGGATGGAATATTCCAGGGATACATAACAGATGAAACGAAATGGTGGTGATCATTACTATCTCAAATCCTTATCCGCCGTGTAGTACGTCTTCCCCTTAGTGGCGAAGCTATGGACCCTAGCATACCCCCACGCTTGTGGAGAGGCTCCCGGACGATGCCCGGTTCTCCACGCAGCGAGTCCCCTGTTATAGATGGTCTTCACAGTCCTCAGAGGAATCTTAGTAGCCTTAGCAATTTCGGGTAGGGACCTAACCTCTGGTCCGTACATCTTCCTAAATTTTTGGGTGTAGGAGGAAGTCTTTGTCTTCTGTCCTTCGTCTGTTTTGAATCCCCTATAGTCTCGCTTGAGCATCTTTTTATAACGTGTCTCAACCCCTGTGAGAGTCTCAAGCCCCCTGAAATATTTGAGGGGTGCGTAGATCTTACCCTCGGATTTACGCAGTTGTCCAACCTTCTTGGTGATGGCAGCATCGCTGAGAGGCATCTTACCTTTTCCTGAGATATTTTACCGCGGTCTTTATATCAGGAAAAAGACGGTTTCCCAATTTTACGCGACCTGTGGTTGGATTGTAGTACCCCTCATATCCATTGAAGAGAGCCTTGTGTGAATCATTCATTTAAAAAATACAACATTATTTTAATAAGTCAGGATGGGTCTCTCAATTATCATGGGAAATATGTTTTCAGGTAAAACTTCAGAACTTATTCGAAGGTTGAAGCGACTCAAGATTTTAGGGAAGCGGATTGTGGTTGTAAATTCTGCGAAAGATACGAGATCCTCCGATGAAGTTCTCAAGACACACGATAATGTTAAGTTTGATTGTCACAAAGTATTCAGCTTGTACGAACTCATGGGAAAGCACGACTTTGAGGATTCTGAGATTGTAGCTATCGATGAAGCGCAGTTTTATCCCGATCTTAAAAGGTTTATCGTGACATGTCTAGATATGGGGAAGGATGTCATCATCGCAGGTCTCGATGGTGATGCGTTTCAGAGGAAATGGGGAGAAATTCTCGAGTGTATCCCAATTGCCAGTGAAGTTACAAAGTTGTCAGCACTGTGTATGTACTGTCGACAAGAGACCCCGGGTCCATTTACAAAACGTATAGTGAAAAACACAGAACTCGAACTCATCGGTGGGAGTGATATGTATATAGCAGTCTGTCAGAAACATCTATGAACATCTAAGATGAGTACGACTCGTCGTCCTTTTCCTGTTTTTATGAGCTCGTGGTATCTGGCGTGATCAAATAGGAACTCTTCGCCATCTTCATGTATATGTGACCCCTTCTCAGTATAGAGTGTACAATCACCCCCACCCTCTATAGTAAGATGATACCGAAGTAGAAGGTTTGTCTCTGCGCGATGGGGTGCTATAACCATCGGCCCATCGACGACAGCAAACAGTGCTGTTTCCTCGTGTATAGATGGTATCTGATCTATGAGACTTTTCAGGAGAGGAAAGTCCCCCACTTTATGGAAGTAATACCGATCATTGGTATCAAACCATGGATCGATGTCATGGAAGAGGTGACGTTTCACTGATGGTGAAACTTCCAGGAACTCCTGGTATATCTTTTCATAGTGTGTCTTTATGAGCCAGAGACCTGGGTGATCATTCACGCGATACTGAGATCTCCAGTTGAGTAAATCTATCATCGCGTTCTGCATACCAACGAGGGGACGTCTCGGATTGGTAAAGTACAGGAGGTCTATGGGCGCCTTTAGATAATCGTGAAGTATTAATACCATCGGCACCAGGAATAACGACCACATTATTTTCTCAGTACATAATAAAAATGCCAGGTTACGGCAAGCGAAACGAGATGTACGTTCCCCGACCCAGTGAGATTGTCAAGACAGTCGAGAAACGTTTTGTCATGCCCAAGATCACCCTTGTTCAGATCATTCTCGTCCTGGTGATCATTGCCTATGCCTACGCGGCTCGTAAGATGAACGGCGTAGTAGTTGGTTCAATCGCCCTCACCGTCGCACTTCTTCACTTCTACGACCACATGTTTCTTATCAAGCGTGGTTCTGAAAAGGCTCTTTTCGTTCCCACCCGTGAAAAATATGTCGCCAATCGTGCGGAGCTCCGTAAGAGTCTCGAGACTTCTCTCGAGAGAAGTCGTGAGAAATACACTTGCCAGTCGTGTAATTAAATTATATTCGTAAAACGTAAGTATGCGTGTCACTATTACTAGAAGTCCTAATTCTAAAAAGAAGTTCAGGGCGATATTAGAAGACGGCAGGACTGTTGACTTTGGTGCCAGTGGGTATTCCGACTACACCAAACACAAGAATCCTTCACGTATGCGTTCCTACGTACTCCGCCATGGCGGTAGAGTACCCAAACGCACAATGACAGAGAGAGACCCCAAGAAGATACAAGATAAGATGGTATACGTGGACTACAGTTTCTCAGAGAATTGGGGAATAAGTGGTATCGGTATGGCCGGCTTTTGGTCCCGCTGGTACCTCTGGGGCCACCCGACTTTTGAGGGGGCGAAGAAGATCATTTCGAAAAAGTTTGGTCTCATTTTTGTTTAATAGATGAGGAAATGACAAAATGTCTTGATATCTCCATCGTTAATGCGCTTGACGAAATCGCGGTCATCCTGTGTAAAAAAGAGTGGATCTGGGGATGCCATCGTAAACGCACGGTCTATCGTTATACCAATCCGATCGAACTGTTTCAACAAAGACTCGAGTATTTCAGAATGTACTGTATCCAAAACCATCCTAAACTTTCCAACTGAGAATTCATTCTGAGTAAAAATTTGTTTTCTTATGGATGGTTCAATATCAAGTTGTATATTCATATATTCTAACAAATCGCGGATACCGTGTGCGAGTTTTTTTACAAATGCGCGCTTCTCCGGTATCATCCTTATTAAAACGCAAGAAATATACTTAGGGACATCGACAGAGTAGCTTGTATGACCGATACGGAAAAATTGATTAGGGAAGTATTGTTACCGCGAATCATACAACTCGAAATTGAAGTTACTTCACTGAGAAAATATACATGGCCTTACGTACAGGCACAACGAGAGTATAACCAAATGGACGACATCGAGGCGAAGAAGGACTTTGTCAAAAGTCTCGATGACGATACGATAAAAGAGTTACTCAATTTGAAGGCGAAGTTTTCGGAAACATCCGGACTTCAGAAGAGTGAGTACGAAGCGCTAAAAAATCATTTTTGTTAGAAAAAATCATCAGTTCGGTACATTTTCACACCGAATGAACCAGTCTTACCAGTGACCGAGACTGCTTCATTTCCGTAGAGTTCCTGGCATCCGATATCGTCGATACAATCACGACCATCATGACTCACTGGGATGGGGTACAAATTTTCACCACCCGTCGTGGTGTAGTAGTGGTAACGATCGCGACGACCACGGACTTCTTTACCATAGAGTGGGAGGGTTTCACCTTCTTCGTTCGTGATGATCCCCATCTGCTGCATGTGCCCAGGTTTATACTGTTTGATCGGAGGACCTCTATATTCAGGTGTGCGTCTCATGTCTTCCCCTCCACCCCTAACTGGTACCATCACTGGGACTTCTACCTCGACTGGGACTGGGACTTTGACGACCATTGGATTGTACCGCATGTATCCCACGATGAGTATGAGTACGACGAGTGCTACCCAAAGTAATCGAGTTTTCGTTTTATTCTTCATTTACTATACTTAAGAAAAATCTTTCACTTGATCCTTTCTCAAAATAACGAGTGCGTTTGATAC